GGCCAGGCCGCGGCGGATTTCAACGACGCGCTGAACTATCTGACCGGCAATGCGGCCAAGGATGCGTTCCGGAAGAATGCGGGGGTCGATCTGCCGGCGCTGCTGGCGGCCGGCGAGAGGGCCGGCCGCAACCCGATGGACACCATCCTGGACAAGCTGGGCGAGATGACGCGCGGCCAGAGCCCGGTGAAGATGGCCGAGACGCTGCACGGCGTGCTGCACAACCAGCAGGCCGAGCAGGCGATCATGGCGCTGTTGCAGCACCGCGAGGAATTCGAGGCGCTGCGCAAGAAGCTCGACGCGGTGGACAAGGCGCAGGTGGACCAGGATTTCGCCACCGCCGTCGCCGACCCGATCGTGCAGGTCCGGCTGCTGGGCGAGAACTTCGCGCAGCTGACCCGGATCGTCGGCGAGGGGTTCGCGCCGGTGCTGGCGGCGCTGAACGCCGGGCTGGCGGCGTTGAACGAATTTCTGCGCTGGGTGAACGAAACCGTCCCGGGCATCGGCCATGTGGTCATCGGCGCCACCGGCGGCTTCCTGGCGTTCCTCGCCGTGCTGGGCGGCATCGGCTTCGTGCTGCCGGCGGTCGCCGCCGGGTTCACGGCGCTGGCGGCGGTGTTGGGACTGGTCGGCGGCATATTCGGCCTCCTGTTGTCGCCGGTGGCGCTGCTGACCGCCGCCGCGGTCGCGCTCGGCCTGGCCGCCGTCGCGGTCTGCACGCACTGGGCGGAGGTCGGGGCGTTCCTGACGACGCTGTGGCGCGACCCGATGGCGGCGTTCGGGCAGTTCGCCGCCTGGGTGGCCGACTGGGCCGGCGGCCCGGTCGATGCCATCAAGGCCGCGTTCGCCGGCCTGAAGGACTGGTTCTCCGGCCTGTGGGCGGACATCCGCGGCCCGTTCGAGCATTTCGCCGCCGATGTGGCCAACCTGCCGGTGGTGCGGTGGCTGCTCGGCGGCCATGCCGCCGCTCCGGCGGCGGCGGCCGGCGATGCCGGCGCGCGCGGGTTCGCCGCGCCGGCGGTGCCGGCGGCGCCGGCGAAGGTGGACCTGCACATCACCCATGACCCGGGCATCCAGGTGCAGAGTGCCGGCGGCGACGTGAACCGCGCCACCAGCAGCGCCGGCGGCGCCGAGCGGGCAGTCGGGCGCGACTGATGGATTTGCCGGTCGCCATCCTGGACCTCCCCGGCGCATTGGCCGACGCATCGTGGAACGGCGTGCCGTTCTACATGCCCGACAGCCGCCACACCACCGGCCGGCGGGTGCAGCGGTTCTTTTTCCCCGGCCAGGACACCACCGCCTATCAGGACCTCGGCGCCTTCGACGGTCCGATGCGGATCACCGGGCTGATCGTCGGCGACCTGTATGTCACCGCTGCCCGCCTGCTGGAGGCGGCGCTACGCACGCCGGGGCCGGGGACGCTGGTGCATCCCTGGTATGGCGACCTGCGGATGGTGCTGACCGAGCCGGCCGAGCTCACCTTCAGCCAGAAGGAACTGCGGCTGGTCCGCTTCACCGCGACCTTCGCCCCCTATGCGGCTCCGGTCGCGTCGATCGGCTCGTCGCTGGATGCGCTGCTGGCCGATATCCTCACCGCGGAAGGGGCGGTGCAGGCCTATATCGCGCAACTGCTGGCCCCGGTCGGCCAGGCGCTGTGGCTGGCCGGCACGGTCGCGGCCTTCGCCGCGTCGGTGCAGTCCTACTGGGCCTGGGCGACCGGCGCGGTGCTCGGCGGCGTGGCCGGGGCCTCGGGCAACCCGCAACTGGCCGCCGCCGCCACCGTCAGCATCGCGGCGCTGGGCGGAGTGGGCGACATCGCCATCCTGACGACCGCCGGCTATGGCGCGGCGGTCGGCGCGCTGCTGGCCGCCGTGCCGTCCGCCATCGCCGACGCCAGCGCCACCCTGGCGGCGCCGGCGGTCGGGCCGGGCGACGCGGCGATCACCGCAACGCCGGTGGACGGCCGGGTGAGCTCGGCGGTGCTGCTGGCGGCATGCACCGCGGCGCAGGCGCAGGTCGCCGCCGGCGGCGTGACCGGCGGCCTGGCGCTGGCGCAGGCCGCCTGGTGCGTCCTGGCGGCGGTGCAGGCCGGAACCACCATCGCCTGGACCAGCAATGCCGAGGCGCAGACCTGGCTGGCGGGCGCCCTGACGGCGCTGGATGCCACCGCGGCGCAGGCCGCCGCCGCCGCGGTGCCGACCGTCTCCACCGGCCCCGCCGCCGTCGCCGCCGGGCAGATGTGGACCGCGTTGCAGGACGCGCGCGGCACGCTGGTGGCCGACATGACCGCCACCATCGGCCGGCTGCCGCAGGTGCTGACGGTGATCGCCGCGGCGCCGCTGCCGGGCTGGCTGATCGCCAACATCCTCGCCGGCGACACCCCGGCGCTGATCGGCGCCGCCTATGCCGACCTGCTGACCCGCAACAGCGTCCGCAACCCGGCGCTGCTGCCGGCCGGCGCGCTGGAGACGCTGGCGCCGGCCAGCCTTCCCGCCACGCTGGCCGCGACCGCCGCATGAGCTGGAGCAGCGCCGGCGGCCGGGTGAGCCTGACGATCAACGGCGCCGTGTTCAGCAACTGGCTATCGCTGACGCTGACCCGCGACATGCGCGACCTGACCGGCAAGTTCTCGCTGTCCGGCTACGACGTCGCCCGCGCCGCCGCCGCCATGCCGGCCACCGCCTGGCCCGGCACGCTGCCGGCGCCGGCGCAGCGTCGGCAAAGCTGCGCCGTGGCGCTGGACGGCGAGACGGTGCTGACCGGCTGGATCGACAAGCTGGCGGGCAGCTGGGACGACAAATCGCTGAGCCTGACGGTCGAGGGGCGCGACAGAACCGGCGACCTGGTGGACTGCGCGGCGGCGCCGAACGGCCCGGCGGAGTGGCAGGGCGCGACGCTGTTGCAGGTGGCGCAGCAGATTTGCGCCCCGTTCGGCATCGCCGTGCGGGCGCAGACCGATACCGGCGGCCCGTTCGCGCGGCTGGCGATCAACCCGCATGAAAGCGCGCTGTCGGTGCTGGAAAAAGCTTCGCGGCAGCGCGGCGTGCTGGTGGTGTCCGACGGCGTCGGCGGCCTGCTGCTGACCACCGGCGGACGCAGCCCGGCGCCTGCCGGCCTGATCGTCGGGCAGAACGTGCAGAAGGCCTCCTTCGCCTTCGACGACACCAAACGGTTTTCCGACATCTTCGTGAAAGGGCAGGCGGAGAAGTGCGCCGGCCGGCGGGGCGACGGGCCGCCGCCGCTGAGCCACGCCGCCACCCCCGGCACCACGCCCGGCATGGCCGGCGCGCAGGCGACCGAGGCGGCCGGCATCCTGATGACCGGCCATGCGACCGACCCGGAAGTGACGCGCTGGCGGCCGGCGGTGCGGATGGCGCGCACCCAGAGCGGCGCCGCCACCGGGCAGCAGCAGGCGGAGTGGGCAATCCGGGTGGCGCGCGGCGAGAGCGTGAGCCTGCACTATCCGGTTCTGGACTGGCGGGCGAACGGCGTGCTGTGGCGGCCGAACACCACGGTGCGGGTGTGGGACCCGTATGCCGGCATCGACGATGTCATGTTGATCCGCGCCGTCACCTACCGGATCGGCCCGGACGGGCAGTCGCCCGCCACGCCGATGACCGATATCGAGGTGGTCGGGCTGACCGCGTTCGACCGCATCGACGACCCCACGCCCAAACGGCCGCTGAAGGTGCGCTGAGCGATGCGTGAGCGGGTCTCGGAACTGACGATGGAGGTCCGGGGCACGGCGATGCGCGGCCTGGTGCAGGCGGTGGACGACAGCGGGCCGATGCAGACGGTGACCGTGGTGACGCATGACGGGATGGTGCGCAGCGGCCTCGAGGTCTATCAGCCATATGGCCTGGCCACCAACGCGGTCGCGGCCGGCAGCGTGGTGCAGCTGGTCGCCATGGGGGCCGATCCCGGCGACCTGGTGGCGCTGCCGCCGGTGACGCCGGGGCTGCGCTACGGCAATCTGGCCGCCGGCGAGGTGGTGCTATACGACGGCACCGGCGACCGGGTGGCGCTGCGCACCGGCGGCGTCGTGCAGATTCTGGCGGCAACCCAGATCGTGCTGACCGTGGGCGGGGTGTCGCTGACGGTTTCGGCCGCCGGCGTCGCCGTCACCGGCGGCAACGTCACGGTCGCCGGCACGATCGCCGCCACCGGCGATGCGACCGCCGGCAGCATCAGCCTGGAAAACCATACCCACCCCGTTCCGGACGGCGAAAGCGGCGCCCCCACCGGATGACCCCTTCGCGGGAAGGGGTGATGCGAGGTTCCCGTCCGCGCGAGATTGCGCGGCATGCCTAACTTTCCCATCCGCCAGATCGCTTGCGCCGACGTGGTGACCGCGCTCGATGCCGCGCCCGGCGGCGCGGCCGCGGCCTTCGTGCTGCCCACCGGCGGCGCGGCGACGATCACGCTGGCCGATCTGGCCGCGAAGATCGTCACCCCGGACTGGCTGTCCGGCGAGACGGCCTGCAATCTGCCATGGCCCGTTCCCGCGGCGACGGCGGCGATCCTGTCGGGCAGCGGGAAAATCGCCGGCGTTTTCGCCTCGCGCACCTCCAACCTGTCCGCCACCTACGGCTCGACCCAGACCACCATCGGCGCGGCTTTTTTCGGCGTGAATGACGACACCCGCGGGCTGCACCTGACCGCCTATGGGTTTTACGCCGAGGGGCAGGCGCTGCCGGGGTCCTATGCGCTGACCTGGGGCGGCGAGATCGACGCGGTCAATCTCTCCGGCCTGCCCGCGCCGGTCGCGACGCCCGGCAATCCGGATTCCTGGGGCGGCCCGGGCGTGACGTGCGGCACCGCCGCGGCGCTGTGGCTGGCCTCCGGCGGCCAGCATGCCGGCGTGCTGGACGCCAGCTTTGCCATCGGCATCAAGGATAACGGGGCGCGTTTCCAGTCGGGGATCGTGTTCGGCGCCAGCGCGCTGACCGCCTATGCCGGATTCGGATTCGCGATGCGGCTGGCCAAGGGACATCTGATCCAGTGGCACGACGCCAGCGACGTGGCCGGGCCGAATATCGGCAGCACGGTGGCGACGGCGGCAAACGCGATCAGCCTGCAATTCCAGGACGGCGGCGTGGCCTTTTTCAATGCCGCGGGCAACCCGGTCGCCGCGGTGCAGTCGGTGGCGGGCGCGGTCAACGGACTGGCGATCCAGCCGGCGGTTTCCGGCAGCGGCGCCACGCTGATCGCGATCGGCACCGACGCGAACGTCAATATCAACCTGGTCCCCAAAGGCACCGGCGCGGTCTATGTCCCGGCCCTGCTGAGCGCGGCGGCCAGCCTGGTGGTGACCGGCAGCGCCGTCGTCTCCAACGGCCTCACTGTCAGTGCCGGCGCGACCGCGGTGGCCGCGTTGTCCGCCACCGCAGCCACCGCGGGCACGCTGACCCTGAACGCGGTCGGGACGGCCATCACGCTCAACAATTCGACCAGCGGCCCCGGCTCGTCGGCCGGCACGCTGACCAACGCGCCGGCCGCCGGAAATCCGGCGTTCTGGCTGCCTGTCGTCGTCAACGGCACTACTCGCCACATCCCCTGCTGGTGACTCCCATGGAAATGCCCTTGTTCAACGTCTCGCTGACGCTCGCGCAATGGACCGCCCTCGCCGACGCGGTCGCCCGCGCGCCGGTGCCGTGGCTGGTGGTCAACCCGCTGCTGCTCGAACTGACCCGGCAGCTGGCCCCGGCGCAGGCGGCCGCGGCGCAGGTGGAGGCGACCGCGGCACAGCCAACCGCGGCAGCGGCGGGGACGGCGTAACATGGCCTGGCTCACCGGCGCGGACGGCGCGGTGCTGAGCGGTGCGGACGGCGCACTACTGACCGATGCCGGCGGCCCGCCGGTGCAGCCCACCGCGCAGGCGCAGCAATCGGAGGCGCGCTACGCCGCCGCCGGCGCGACCGCCGGCGTGCTGGACGTGGCGCTGGCATGGGACCCGGCGCGGGAGGGCTGCGACCTGGTGTGGAACGGCGCCGACTTCGCGCTGGACACCACCCCGGTCACGGCCATGCTTATGGCGCTGGGCTGCGACGCCCGCGCCCGCCCGACCGACGTGCTGCCGGAACCGGCCGCCGTCGCCGCGCCGCAGCCGGGCCAGCCGGCGCCGCTGGTGGGCATCCGGCGCGGCTGGTGCGGCGACGCGCTGGACCCGGCCGGCGCCCGCACCGGCAGCCGCAACTGGCTGTATGCGCGGTCCAAGCAGTTGGAAAGCACGCGCCAGGGCATCGAGGCCTCCAGCGCCGAGGCGCTGGCGCAGGTGCAGACCCTGCTGGGCACCACGATCCAGCTGACAGTGCGCTGGATCGGCACCGGCATCGTCGGCATCCGTGCCGCCGCCGGCCCGGCCGCGGTCACTGTCCCCCTGCGCATGGCCGTCTGAGATGCCCTGGCCGGTCCCGCAGCCCGGCGTTATCGCCAGCCGCGCGGCGGCGGTCTATGCGGGCCTTTATACCGGGTTCAACCCGGCCGCCGCCAATACCGTTGCCGGCGCCAACTGCCGCATCGTGGCGATGTCGGCGTTCGACCTATACGGATATCAGGGCTACATCGCCGGCGAGTTGTTCGTGGATACCAGCCAGGACAATCTGGACCGGCACGCCGCGATCTGGGGGCTGACGCGCATTCCGGCGCAGGCCGCCTCCGGGCCGGCCTCGGCCGCCGGCGCCAACGGCACGGCGATCCCGGCCGGCACGGTCGCCACCGACCCGTTCGGCAACGCCTTCTTCGTCACCGTCGCCGGCGCCGTCGCGGGGGACACCGCCGGTGTTACGATCGCCGCGGTCGGCGCCGGGGCACAGGGCAACCTGGCCGCCGGCACCGTGCTGACCCTGGTGTCGCCGATCGGCGGCCTGCTGCCGCAATCGCTCACCGTGCTGTCGCCCGGCCTGTCCGGCGGCGGCCCCGCCGAAAGCGATGCTGCATTGCGGTCCCGGGTGATCGCCCGCATCCGCCAGCGCGGCCGCGGCGGCAATGTCGCCGACTACACGCAATGGGCGGAGGCTGCTTCCGGCGCGGTCGCGTATGTGCAGGTGTGCGCCAACTATTACGGCCTGGGCAGCGTGGCGCTGTTCGTGGCCGGAGCCGGCCCGGCGGCGCTGACCGGCGCCGAGATCGCGGCCGTGGATGCCTATGTGCAGGGCGTGCGGCCGGTGACCGCGCAGGTGACCACCGCCGCGGCGACCGTGGCGACGGTCAACGGCACCGTCCACCTGGTGCCGGACACCGCCGCCAACCGCCTCGCCGCGGCCAACGGGTTCGCGTCCTGGCTGGTCACTGCGGCGGCCATCGGCGGCACCTGCTACGTGGCCGACATGGCCAGCGCCATCAAAGGGGCGCTCGGCGGCGAGGCCAGTTTCGACATCTCGGCGCCGGCAGCCGACGTGATATGCGCCCCGGGCACCATCTGCGCCCCCGGCGTGCTGAGTTTCGTCTGATGGCACGGTCGCAGGCCGAGGCGCTGGCCGGGCTGCTGACGCTGTCGCCGCCCGGCTGGGCGCTGCCCGCCGACCCGGCCAGCGTGTGGGCCGGCTTCCTGACGCCCTGGGCGGCCGAATGCGCGCTGATCGAGGCCGCCGCCGAAGCGCTGTTGCCCGAGACCGACCCGCGCGTCTGCGTGAACCTGCTGCCGGACTGGCAGCGGCTGCTCGGCCCCGATCCCTACGGCCGCGACGCCGCCGCGCTGAACCTGAGCGTGGGGGATGTGGCGCGGCTGACCTGGCAGCGGCTGACCGCCGGCGGCAACATGGCCCCGGCCGATTATGTCGCGCTGGCGGCGCAAAGCGGCCTGACCGTCACGATCACCGAATACCGGCAAACCCAGTGCGGGCAGGCGCAGTGCGGGCAGCAAATCTGCCAGGACATCCTGACCGGCGGTGTCTGGAACCCGCAGCAATTCAAATGGCTGGTGACCCTGCCGGCCGATCTGCTGCTGCTCGCCGAATGCGGCCTGGCGCAGTGCGGCGATGTCTCCGGCGCCGCCGATCCGGCCGCCGGCATCGTCGCGGCGGCCATCGCCGGCGAGGCGCCGGCGCACACGCTGCCCGTTTTCTCCTACGCCGGCTGAGGACCCCATGGACCGCACGACCGCCAACTACACCGCAATCCTGAATCCCGGCAGTCGCCGGGTGTTCCAGAACGTCAACCCGCCGACCGTGCCGAACGGCACCCAGATCGACGCCACCTATGAGACCAACCAGCAGGAGGAGCTGCTGGCCCTCATCGAGGGCAGCGGGCTGGCGCCGAACGCGGCATTGCAGGCGCAGGTGCTGCAAGGCGTGCGCCGGCTGACCGGCGGCAACGTCCGGACGCTGGTGCAGAGCGTGGCCGGCAGCGCGGTGACGTTGACCGCGGACAATGCCGGGGTGGTGGCGGTGGATGCGACCGCCGGCGGCATGACGATCACGCTGCCGGCGGTGGCGGCTGCCAACGGCGCGGTCGCCACCGTCGCCACCGCCAACAGCCTCGCCTTCACTTTCGTGCGGATCGACACCACGCCAAACTGGGTGGTGGTGGTGCCGGCCGGGTCCGACACGGCGGTGCCGGCGGGAACGCTCAGCGTGCCCGTCGGCCTTCCGCTGTCGCTGCTGGGCGACGGCGTGTCGAAATGGCTGGCGGTGCAGGCAACGGGCTTCACCGGGCAGTGGGTGGCGTTCACCGCTTCCGGGACATTCACGGTGCCGTTCGGGATAAGCCGCGTTCGCGCGCTCGTCATCGGCGGCGGCGGCGCGGGGGGCACCGGCGGCACCTGGCCCGGCGGCGGCGGTGGCGCCGGGGGGCAGGCCCGCAAGCTGGTCACCGGATTGTCGGCGGGCGCGTCCGTGGCGGTGACGATCGGCGCCGGCGGCACGCCGAACGGCAGCGCCGGCAATGGCGGCGCCGGCGGGACGACCTCGTTCGGCAGCTATCTCTCGGCCACCGGTGGGGCCGGCGGCGGCGGGGCCGCCAATCCGGGGGCCGGCGGTGCCGGCGGCGCCGGCGTCGGCGGCGACCTGAATTTCGGCGGTTCGTATGGCACGGACGGCATCACGGCGGCCGGCCGCGGCGGCGACGGGGGCGGTCCCGGCAACGGCCGCGGGGTCACCGGCACGTCGCTGTCGCCCATCGCCGCCACCGGGTATGGCGGCGGCGGCGGCGGTGGCTGCCTCTCCGGCGCCGGCGGCGCGGGCGCGGGCGGTCTGGTCCTGGTGGAGTATTGAGCATGCCGTATGCGTTGATCCTCAACGGCGTCGTGGCGGAGATCGCCGCGGCGGAGTTCCCGGTGGCGGCCCCGCTTGCCTGGATCGCCTGCGATGCGACGGTGCAGCTCGGCTGGACCTGCGGTGGCGTGCCGCCGGCGTTTGCGCCGCCGCCTCTCGCCGCCCTGACCCCCGCGCAGCAGGCCGCGGGGGCCATTGCCGCCGGGCTGACCATCACCAGCCCGAGCCTCGGCCTGACCTCCGTCACGTTCGCCTGCGACCCGGCCACCGCAGACCATCTCAACAACGAGGTGACCTCGCTGCTGCTGACCGGCGCGTTCCTGGACGGCTCCGCGTCGATCGTCTGGCCGACGCTGAGCGCCGTGCCGCCGGGGGGCGCCTTCATCGTCAGCCTGACGGTGGCGCAGTTCAAAACGCTGGCGCTGACGATCGGCGCCTTCGTCGGCGCGGCCACCAAGGTCGTGCTGGGCATCCCGGGCGCCGCGGTGCCCGCCGCCGCCGTCACGATCCCCTAAGCGGAACGGGGGCGGCAATGCGGACAATCCTTTCCCTGTTCCTGGCGTTTTCCGGCGGGGCGGCCGCGCATGCCGGCTGCCTGGCGGGGCCGGGCTTCCCGTGTCTGACCGCGACCGCGCCGCCGGTGCTGTTGCAGAACGGCGCCGGTCAGGATGTGTCGCCGGCCAATCCGCTGCCGGTCACGATCGGGGCCGGCACGGTCGATGCGCTGGGGCAGCTGCGGGTGGCGGCGCGGCCGGAAACCAGCACGCCGTCCGGACCGCTGGTCAGCAGCATCGCCACCGGCGGCGTGGCCGTGGTGGTGTTCGCGGCCGGGTCGATCAGCAACGTCGTCGACGTCGTCAACCCGGCTACCGCAACCGAATATTTGTATGTCGATATCGTCACCTCTGCGGTCGCCGGTTCGGCCACGTCGATCCCGTTGCTGCCCGGGCAGGCGTATCGGGTGTCCGGCCCGATCAGCACCGCGGTGACAGCGGTGGCGGCGACCGCCGGGCACGCATTCGTCGCGGTCGGCTATTGATGGAGCGGTGTCGGCCGGTTCCGCCGCCGGACGGATTGTCTGCGCGCCACGGCCGGCAGCAGGCGTCCGGGGCGCCGGTGGATGCGGCCTGGGTGATTGTCCGGCTGGAGGAGGCCGGGCGGACCCTGCTGGCGTTGCCGCAGGCGGGATACGCGACCGGGCTGCGCAGCAGCGGGGCGTGGGAATTCCTGCGGATGGCCGCCGAAGCCGAGGCATGGCCGTCCGCGTCGGGACCGGCGCGGCCGGCGGTGCCGCCGGCGGCCCGCATCGACCGGATGGACGATGCCTGGGGGTGGCTCTCGCTGATCCCGCAGGACCGCTATGTGCTGCGGCGGATCGTCGGCGCGCGGGCGCTGGTCCATCCGCTGACCGACCGGCATTTGTATTCCTGGCGGAAGCTGGGGACGGTGCTCGGCGCCGACCACAAGGCGGTGCAGCGATGGCACGCCTGGGGGATTTCGCTGATCGTCGTGGGGCTATCGGAACGGGGGGTTGCGGCATGACGGGATTGCGGGCGCGGATCGACGAAATGGTGGCGGCGGAGGGGCCGTTTGCCGGCGGCCCCGGCGACGACGCCGCTTGCGCCTGGGGTCTCTCTCCGGTGATTGCCGCGGCTTACGGGTATGAGGGGGCGGCGGCCGCGATGACGGCGCAGGAGGCGCAGGCGATCTGGTGGGCGCGATTTGTCGCCGAACCGGGGCTGGACCTGATCGAGATATTCGATCCGCTGCTGGCGAGGGTGCTGCTGGACGGCGCGGTCGAATGCGGCGTGACCAGTGCGGTGCGATGGCTTCAGGTGGCGCTGAATGCCCTCGGCGGCCGGGAGGGTGCATGGCCGCTGCTGGAGGTCAACGGGCGAGTGGACGCGGTGGTGATGCATGCGCTGCGGCGGTGCCTCGCAACGCGGGGCGACCCGGTGCGTCAGGTGCTGGCCGGGCTGGTGCGCGGGCAGCAATCCTTCGATCTGCTGATGGAGGCGGTATCGGCCGAGGCGGCTGAAGTGCGGTCGCGCGCCTGGGCGCATGCGCGGGCATTTGCGCCGACGGCCTATGCCGCGGCCGGCTGAGCGTCTCCTCGGCGAGCGTTCGGCGGCACAACTCTGAAAGGCCGCTTAAGTGAGGGGGAATGCGAAATTAGCGGTTTCTAAAACCTGTTGGCGAGGCGTCTAAAACCTGCTGGCGGGCTACAGCCGCCCTTGTTCGCGCAATGCGATGGCGTGGGTGGTGAGGGCCGCCGGAGAGTCCGACGCTGCGCCACCGGGCGGCGCGAGGACCGCCGGCGCCCGGCCGGCGGCCAACAGGTGCAACTCCGCCCGAACCTCTTCGATCACGGATGCCCAGTTCCCGGGTTCCGGCTGGCGGAACAGGCGGAGCGTCGGATACCATGGCGTGTCGCGCCGCCCGATCAGCCAACGCCAGCACGGATCGAACCGGTCCAGGAGCCAGACCGGCCGACCCAGCGCCGCCGCCAGATGGGCAACCGCCGTATCGACCGAAATCACAAGATCGAGGTTTTCCACCAGCGCCGCGGTGTCGGCAAAGTCGGTCATTTCCGACATGACATCGATCAGCCGGAAGTGCGGGGGCGCCGCCGGGCCGTCTTTTTGCAGGCTGAAGAACTGCAGGCCGGGGACGTCGAACAACGGCGCCAGCAGCTCCGGGGCCATCGATCGCCGGCGGTCGATCGCCGCCGCATTGGGAAGATGCTGCCGCGCACTGCCGGCCCAGACCAGCCCGATGCGCAACCCCTGGTTGGCCAGCGCGTCGAGGCGCGCGCGCCAGGCGGCGATCTGGGAGTCGTCGGCGCGCAGATAGGGCGTCGTGCCGGGAATGGTGGCCAGCGTCGTGCCCAGCGCCAGGGGCAGGCTGAGCATCGGGCAGTGCAGGTCGAAGGGCGGCAGCGCCTCGCCCTGGGCGAGCACCCGATCGACTCCCGCCAGGCTGCGGAGCAGACGGACCAGCGGCTTCGGCACCTCCAGGATCACTCGCAGCCCACGTTCGGCTGCCAGGCGGGCATAGCGGCAGAATTGCAGGGTGTCGCCGAAGCCCTGCTCGGCATGGATCAGCAGCGTGCGCCCGGCTGCCGGCTCGCCGCGCCATTGCGGCTGGGCGAAGCTGCGGCGACACTCGATCAGGTCCGGCGTCTGCCAGCGCCATTCGAATTCCTGCCATCCTTCCGCCAGCTCGCCTTGCGCCAGCAGCAGCCGCGCCAGGTTGAAATGCGCGTCCGGGTAGTCCGGCCCGAGCGCGACGGCGCGGCGGAAGCAGGGGAGCGCCTCCTCCGG